AATCTTTTCAATCCATCCATTGACTTTATCCCCAATGGTTTGGAAGGATGCAACTAGGTTGTCTATTTTCAACAACATTTCATCAAGTCGAAGTTTTAGATCCGCAAAAGATTTTTTAATAGAATCGAGATCAATACCAGTTGCAAAATCATATGCTTTAGTTTCGAAATCAGAAAATGCACCATCGTACTTTTCGTCAAGGAAACCTTTACCAATATTATAGGCGGCAAATATACCTGATGCACCAAGTGCAGCTTTCGCTAAAGATCCTAGACCCATCATGTCAGTCAGACCTTTGAATATACCAGATCTCTCTTTTCTCTCTGTTTCAACAGAACTAGACACAGAAACATCAGAACTTCTATCTTTTTCTTCTGATTTCTGAGTGATCTCATCAAAGTCTTGTTTGCGCTTCTTTGCTTCCAATTCTTCTTCTGCAATACCCATCTGTCTTGCCATCAAAGTACTTTGTGATATGAGATTAGCTGATATACTTTGGAAAACGCCTTGGAACTTCTCAAGCGTAACATTCACATCTTTTAAAGACGTGCCTTCAGTAAATTCTTGTTTCTGAACATTCAGACTATCTAAAATTGCCTGTGTTTCTGCAGAGACTGCCATTGGGTTAACCTTTTAGTTTTCGTTTTGCTTCTGTATATAATCTAATAACATTCCAAAGTATAAGTCACGTTCATAAGGTATCATGTTTTCTAATTCCGTAATCGAATATTTATGGTGCTGCGCCATTGAGAAGATCATCTGATAATAATCTCTCAGACTGATATGACACAGCGCTATTCGAAAAAACTTCGCATTCCTTCTAGAACAAAGGTTTTCTCATTACCTTCTTTATCATCGTATTTTAAAACATGTCTTAGTTTAGGCATAGTATCAAAGAAGTTCTGAACTCCTTTCAACACATCCCCAGTCATGTCATCCATGAACTTATCAATCTCTTCACGTTTGTAATCTTTGAACTTGTGTACCTCACCTGATTCGGAGTTGAGACTTTCAAGACAAGAAACCATAATGAAGTAATTTACTAGAGGATCATTAGAATCCATTTTGGTGATTTCAATGAACTCGTCGATTGTTGGATACTTTAAAAACAAAGTCCATTCTTCGTTAATCTTAACTCTTCGACTGTGTCCTTTTGTTCTCATCAACTCAACTGTGTCGATATCAACTTCTAGATTGACTGCTTCACCAGTATCTGGGTCAGTAATCGCAAACTTCATGAGGTTGTCTACACTCTTGGCACGTAGGATCAGTAGAAGGTATTCTAAATCAAAGACTGCAAGTTTTGAAATGTCCATATTAATGAGACAATTATTAATTACTTGACGTGCAGCCATGAGTTCTGCATCTGGTTCTTCGATCTCTTGGGCAACCAAAAGTATTTTTTCTTCTTTGACCGTAAACGGTCTAAACTTAATTTTCTTTCCAGTTGAAGGTAGTTTGATTTCTTGAATCGGCAAATCAATTTTGGGCAAAGACATAATATATTCTCCTTATTAAAGTCCTATTCTCCTTGAGAGATTATCAAATGAGCTATTAACACGTTGGAACCTGTTCACCGCATCTTGTACACTACTCACATTATTGAGACCTTGGTTTACTGTTTGTTGTACTACTCCTGCAAAACCTGCGACTGCACCAAGAATATCAAAGAAACCAGAACCACGTCCTAGTCTTGATGTTGGTGAACCTTGTCGTAGTCCAGAGTATTCTATTCTATCGTATGAAAATGCAACGGGCAATGTCAAATACGAGTCGTTTGATTCCCATGCGAGATCTAAGTCTCCAATTGCACTAGGCCACGCTTTGTCAAGTATGACCTCGTAGAACCTTGAAGGATCTTGATCTGTTGAGAAATGTTTAATTGATATTCTACATGAGTATTCGTCTTTATATCCGATCTCATATGGTAATTTTGAACCAAACTCAGATAGGTTACCACCTGCAGTTCCGATGTTAATTACATTTTGCATCCAAGAGTGAAAGAACTTCAATATCTCATGATCACTGTCAACCATGAAGATAGTATTGATATTAGTGTTCTGTACACTGATGGGATATTGTCTTGGTAATGCAGCAACTGATTCGTAGACTGCTGTGTTGAGCGTCACGGATGGGATCTGTGCACTCTTACACAGAAAGGTAAGTTCTTTCGAACCCATCAAAGAGTTGACCGTATTTGGATAACCTGATATAGTTACCTCGAATAGGTTTGCGTGTGCAGGACCTGCGAATTGGTCGAACGTTGATTTGAACTCTGATATGCGCATTAGCCGTTCCTTATAATTCTTCTTGAGTCTGCGTATACTTTATTCTTAGATGCACCAACAAAGTTTGCAGTTGGTAGAAATAAAGCTATGTCCCATTCGACTGGATTAACATAAAAGAACTTAGATCTCGTTTGACTATTCAAATAATGTTTGATTGTAGGTTTGAATTCTTTGAACTTAGATGCGGAATTCAACACTTTATAAGATAGTTTTAGTTTTGTACTCTCGTCATACTTATCATTCGAAACCAAATCATACAGTCCATCCATTAACTTTGCACGTAAAATAGGTGGTAAATAGTGCATATTGATACCCATAAAACCCTTTGGTGCAGGTCCGATAGGAAAGATGAGAGGAAATCTATCGAAGTATGGAAGTGTTGATTTGTGTTTTGCATCGTATGCAAAGAAGTACATATCACCAAATGCAAGACCCGCCTGTCCTCTATCCTTCAATTGCATCTGTACTTTCTCTGCATTGATAGGACCTTTCTTCACTGCTTTCTGCGCAGTGTTACGATACCAATCACGTGCCGTGTCAGTACGTGCAGGAACCTGTCCTGAACGAATACCTCTTAAAAGGATATCATTAAATAATGTTGCTGCCATGTTTAGTCCTTACAGTCTTTACATTTACATCTGAAACAAACGTCATTCACACAATCTGGACAATCTTTACCACGATGACATGGGTGTCCACAGGTTTTGCAAATGGGTTTATCTGATTGCATATTCACTCATCAACTTCGTTATTGTAGCAAGTGCACGTTTTCCATCTGGGTGATTAGGATTGATACTTACTTCAGTACCATTGACAAAATCAGAAATGTTTGTCGCTTTACCTAATTGAGTAATTGCTTTATGCAAAGGATCTTTAGGATCATACTTTGTTTCGAAACCAGATTTTCCTCTGAGTTCAACCCATTTTTTGTCACCTTTATTCCACATCTTTAGAATGTCCATCTTAGGACCACGTATGAGTTTGAGTTTCACACCCTCTTCTATAAAATGTTTTAATCTTAGCATTTACTTAATTCCTAGTTCTCTCTCTGTCATGATAACAAACTCCCAACCACGTTGTTCACAATAACCTCTCGCAGCTTTCCATTTCGCATCATTCACTCCCCAAGTCTTAACCTCGTTTAGAAATCTACGAGACACACGTCCTGTTGGTGTCGCATTCTTCTTTCTAGGATCTGGTGGTATCGTCTGCTTATATGGTTTAATTTCAATCATAACTGTAGACTTTCCACCATCTGGTACATTCTTATTCACGATTACATCTGGGAAGTATCGATGTATTCTTTGATCAACTGGTGATCTATAAGGAACGAACATTTCCTCTGATTGCCACCAATTTACGTCTGGATGTTCATCACACCACTTGAAGAATTTCAATTCCCACAGACTACGATATATGATGTTACTTGGGTCACCTTTGTACTTATTTGGTTTCTTTGGACGAAATCTGCCACTGTATGCCATTATCAATTTCACTTCTTGGTTATAAATAGATTTATGCAATAGTATTTATAAGGTTTAAACACGATGTCAAATCTGAATAATCGTCCAGAAATGGCTAGAAGAAAATTCGCCTCCAGAGGGCAGACAAACGTATTGGGATTTCCAGAGAATAGAACTGGCCATTCTATATTATTTGTGTTTAAAGAATACGACTACCGTGGATACACTAATTTAAGTGGAGCACGTGGTGGATACTATAACAACAGAGTTAGCAGTAGTACTAATGCCATATCAAGATCACTGAAT